TCGACGGGCTGGGCCGCGTGATGGCCGACCTCAAGCGCCGCCAGGATGACCTGGGAGGCGCGATCACCCGGCACATGGGCACGCTTGCGCCCAAGACGCTGGCCGCCCTCAACCGCGACTACGAGCGGCTGGGGCAGACCATCGACGCCGTGCGCAAACGGCAAGAGGCGCTGGGTGCCGCCATGGCGCGCCGCCAGGCGCTTGCCAATGAGCGCCAGCGTCTCGGTCGCGAGATCATGGGCACGTATGCCACGGCCGCCGCCGTGGGCGCGCCCGTGCTGGCCTCAGTGCGCGAGGCGGCAGGCTTTGGCGATGCGGTCAAAGACATCGCCATCGTGGGCGAGCTCTCCAAAGAGCAAGAGCAGGTGCTTGGGAGCAGCTTGCGCGCCATCGCGCGCGAGACCAACCAGACCGCGCGCGACATGGCCGCGGGCGTCTCGATGCTGATCGCCAACGGCATGGAGGCACAAAAGGCCGCCGAGCAGGCGAAGCTCCTCGGCAAATTCACCACCGCCACCCGCGCCAGCATGGACGATGCCGCGCGCATGATGGTGAGCTTCGATCTCCTGGGCGTCTCGGCCAGGGACATGGAACTGGCATTCGCACAGGCGGCCAAGGCGGGCAAGCTCGGCAGCTTCGAAGTGCGCGACATGGCCAGGTGGTTCCCGCAGCTGGGCGGCTACATGAAGGCCATCGGCATCACCGGCAATGAGGCGGTGGTGAACATGGCCAGCCGCCTGCAAATCGCCATGCGCACCGCAGGCAGCACGGATGAGGCGGCGAACAACTTCCGCAACTTCCTCGCCAAACTCACCAGCCCCGACACCAAAAAGGATTTCGAAAACCTTGGCATCGACCTGCAAGGCTCGATGCTGCGCGCCGCGCGCCAGGGGCTCGACCCCATCGAGGCGGGTATCGGCATCATCATGGACAAGATGGCGAGCCGCAGCCCGCAGGTGGCCGCCGAGCTCAAAGCCTTGTCGGACGAAATCGCCAGGATCAAAGACCCGGCACAGCGCGCGGCGGAACTCGAGCGCCGCCGCCAGATGATCGAAGCGCTCGGCGAGCGCGCGGGCCTGGGCCAGATGTTCCAGGACATGCAGGCCATGAGCTATCTCCTGGCCGAAATCCAGAACCGCGGCGACCTCAAGAAAATCCAGGCCGAGACCGCCACGGGCAAGGGCGCATCGGGCAAAAGCGCGCTGGATGAGGACTTCGCCAAGCGCATGGAGTCGCCCATCGAGCAGTTCAAGCGCTTCAAGATCGAGCTGCAAGACCTCGCCATGACGGTGGGCGACGCGCTGCTGCCGCCGCTCTTGGAGATCGTGCGCGCGGTGCAGCCTGCGGTGTCGGCTTTTGCGGCCTGGGCCAAGGAGCACCCGGCGCTCATCAAGGGACTGATCGGCGCGGCGCTGGGCATGGCCGCGCTCAAGGCCGCTGTGCTCTCGGGCGCGTGGGCGCTCAACTTCTTCATCAAGTCGCCACTGGCGCTGGCTTCGGTAGCCTGGCAGACGCTGGCCGCGCGCGTGCTGATCGGGCGCGCGGCGCTGCTCGCGGGCGCGGGGCCGCTCCAGGCCATCGGCATGGCCGCCGGGCTGTCTACCGGGACGATGGCCAAACTTGGCGCGGCCTTCGCCTGGATGAAGGGCGCGGCGGTGACGGCGCTGACCGCCGTGGGCCGCGCCGTGCTGTGGCTGGGGCGCGCCGTGCTGATGAATCCCGTCGGGCTGGTGCTGACGGCCATCGCTGGCGCGGCGTATCTCATCTGGCGCAACTGGAATAAGATCGGGCCGCTGCTGGGCGAGGTCTGGGGGCACATCAAGGGCGGGTTCGAGGCCGCCTGGGCGTGGCTCAAGGGACTGCCAGGGCGGATGCTGGACATGGGCCGACAGATCGTCGCGGGCCTGATCGACGGCATTCAAGCCAAGCTCTCGGCGGCGAAAGAGGCGGTCATGAACCTCGGCGCGACGGTGCGCGACGGGCTCAAAAACCTGCTTGGCATCCACTCGCCATCGCGCGTCTTCGCGGAACTGGGCGGCTTCCTGGGCGATGGCTTGTCGCATGGAATGCGGGCAAGTCTCGGCCAAGTGCAGAAAGCCGCCGCTGCGATGGCCGGAGCAGCGACGCTCGGGCTCGCACCGCCCGCGCTGGCCCTGTCGCCCATGCCAAAAGTCGGCACGGGCGCAGCGCCGGGCGCGCCGATGCAGATCACCTTCGCCCCGCAGATCACGGTCACCGGCGCAGCCAGTCCAGAGGCCGCGCGCGCGCAAGTGACGCAGGCGGTGCAGCTGAGCTTTGCCGAGTTCGAGCGACTGATGCGCCGCTATGACGCCGAGCGCCGCCGCATCGGCTGGGAGGGGACGGCATGAGCAGTAAGCAGTGGCCCCGCGCAGCGGGGATGCGCACGTCCGCGAATGCCGTCCGTCGCCGACACGACGGGCGCTTGGTTCGAGACACGGGTTCGGAGGCGACGACATGAGCCTCTATGCCGTGCTCAACGACGTGGAACTGGAGATCATCACCTGGCTCGACGGCCTGTCCATGCGCTATGGCGCGGAGTATGCCGAGCAGGGGCTGATCGGGCGCAAAAGCCTCTTGCAATACATCGGGCACAAGCCTGACGAGGTGAAAATCGACGCGCGCCTGCACGCGCAGTGGTGCAACCCGGCGGATGAGGTGCGGCGCATCAAGGACAAGATGGACGCCAAGGAGCCGGTGGCCTTCGTGCTCGGCACCGGCGAATACCGGGGCGTGTTCGTCATCACCGAGGCCGAGGTGACGACCACGCAGACCGACGGGTTTGGTGCGGCCATCGCGTTCGAGCTGTCCATCAGCCTCAAGGAGTACGTGGGCGACCCGGCGCAGCCCAACCCGCCGGGCGTGGTGACGAGCGGCTACCGCATCCCGATCGAGGCCGCGACCGTCGGCGGCATGGGCGGCATCGCGCAGGTGGTCGCCGATGGTCTCTCGGCCATCGCGCGCGGGGTGGGTCTGGCTGCCGAGGTGGCGAGCTTCGCGGCGCTGGCCGAGAGCAATCCTTCCTCCGCGCTGCTGGCGCTGCCGGGGCTGATCGATGCCGTGAGCGGATTCGGCGCGACGATCCCGGTCGAAGCATTCGATGCGCTGCGCGGCGTCGCTGCGGTCGCCGCCGATGCCGGGCAGGCGCTAGTCGCCTTCCAGTTGGCTCGCGGGCAGTTCGGCATGGCAGCGGGCGCGCTCGGTGGCGGGCTCTCTGGCGTTTCGGCGGCCCTGTCGAGCGTGCGCGCAGGCGCGCAGGCGCTCGAGGGCGCGCGCGATTCGGTGGGCCGCATCGCGGCGGCCGCCGCAAGCCGCCTGGCGCTGGAGGGCTGGGCATGACGCAGGCCATCTTGCACACCGTCCTCGATGGCGAGCGCTGGGACCTCATCGCCTGGCGCTACTACCGCGACGTGCGCGAAGTGGCGCGGCTGATCGAGGCCAACCCGCACGCGCCGCGCACGGGGCTGCTGCCCGCCGGGATCAAGATCGCGGTGCCGCTGATCGAGCGGCCCGCCGCCGTCTCCACCGCCGGACTGCCGCCATGGAAGCGCTGACACCTGCCGTGCGCATCACCTACAACGGGCGCGACATCACCGCCGACCTCACGCCCTACTTGATGCGCGTCGCCTACACCGACCGGCTCACCGGCGAGGCCGACAGCCTGGACGTGGAGCTTGCCGAGACCGACGCCGTGAAAAGCCGGTGGCTCTCCGAGTGGTATCCAGACAAAGGCATGGAGATCGCCGCCGAAATCGGCTATGCCGGCCAGCCGCTCGTCCCGTGCGGGGCCTTCGACGTGGATGAGATCGAGATCGAATCGCCGCCCATGACCATCCGCATCCGGGCGCTGGCGACCGGTATTTCCCGCGCGGTGCGCACCCGCATCGGCAAGAAATACGAGAACACCACGCTTGCCAAAATCCTCGACGAGATCGCCCAGCGCATCGGTGCCAAGCGCAAGGGAGAGGTGGCAAACACCCCCATCGATCGCGCGACACAATACCAGGAGACCGACTGGGCCTTCGCGGTGCGGATCGCGCGCGAGTACGGCTATGCGCTCAAGCTTACCGGCAACAACAAGACGTTGGCGGTGATGAAGCTCGGCGAGGATGCAGAGCCTGTGCGCGCGCTTGCGCCAGGCGACCTCACGCGCCTCACCTACCGCGACCGCATCACAGATGTTCCGAGCCGCACGGAGCTGCGCCATCACGACGCATCTACCGGCCAGCTGGTCATCTACGACGTGTCCAACGGCAAGATGATCCCGGTCGAGCATGTCGCCGCCGCCGACACGAAGAAGCGCCATGTGCGCGCCAAGACCCCGGCGCAGGCCCGGGCCATCGCCGAGGCCGAGCAGGCTCGGCACGAGATCGACAAGACCAGCATGGAAGTGGCGCTGCCCGGCGATCCTCGGCTGGTCGCGGGCGCTTGCGTCGATGTCACGGGCTTCTCGCGGCTCGATGGCCGCTACCTCATCATCGAGGCGCGGCACGAGATCGACCGCAGCAGCGGCTACGCCACGACGCTGCGGCTCAAGCGCATCCTGGAGCATGCATCATGATCGAGACCCTGCGCGAGTCGCTCGCCACCTTGCGCTTCGGCTTCGTGACCGTCGCCGATGCCGCCACCCACCGCGTGCGCGTGCGCCTGCCCGACCTGGACGACCTGGAGACCTGGTGGCTGCCGGTGCTGGCCGCGCGAACCCACCAAGACCGCTTCGAGCATCTGCCCGACGTGGGCGACCATGTGGCGCTGCTGCTCGACCCGCGCGGCGAGGAAGGCGTGGTGCTAGGCGCAATCTACTCCGCGCGCGATCCATCGCCGGGCGGTACGCCAGACATCACCCGCGCGACCTTCGCCGACGGCACGACGATCGAATACGACCGCGCAGCGCATCGGCTGTTCGTCTCGGTACGCGGGCCGGTCACGATCATCGCCGACGGGGCGGTGCTGGTGCAGGCGCCTTCCGTGAAGCTGGACACGCCATCGACCATCTGCACCGGTGACGCGCTGATCCAGGGGCGGCTCACGGTGCAGAACGGAATCAGTGTCACGGGCGGCGGCGCGGCGGCCAGCATCTCCGGCAACGTGCATGTCGATGGCAGCATCGATGCCTCGGGCAGCATCATGGACGGCGGCGGCAACAGCAACCACCACAGCCATTGATTGCAACGCGCGTTAGTTACACCTCCCGGCGCAACAGGCCATGATATCCGCCATGACTCCATCCACCCACCACTGGCAGCCCGCACTCGGAAAGGACGGCTTCGTCGAGGGTATCGACGACATCCGCCAGGCGATCGCCATCATCCTCTGCACACCGCAGGGCAGCGACCCGCTGCGGCCCGATTTCGGCAGCCGGGTGTGGATGTATCTCGACCACCCGATCGACCGCGCGCGCCCGCATATCGTGCGCGAGACGGTCGAGGCGATCCGCCGCTGGGAGCCGCGCGTCAAGGTCACGCGCGTGGCGGTCGCGCTCGATGGTGATGCGGCCATCAAGATCACCGTCTATTTCAAGCTCGCCGAAGGCGGCGACGAGATCAGCGCCGAGGTGAGGACGCGATGAGCGATCTACTCAAGGTCATACCGGACGATGCGCAGGCGGTCAGCGCCGAGATCGTCGCCGCCTACGAGGCCGCCACCGGCAAGACGCTCTATCCCGCGCAGATCGAGCGGCTGTTGATCGACCTCATCGCCTACCGCGAAACACTGCTGCGCGCCGCGATCAACGACGCCGCGCGGCAAAACCTGGTTC